CCTGTAAATGTACGGACTTTTGATGCCATGGCATTCATTACATTTTCAGGAAGTTGCTTAGGATTTCTCGCCCATACCGGTGCGTTAATCTTAGTCACTACTTCGTTATTGTCGTCTAATTTGGCAGTCATTACTGGTTTGCCAAACTCATTGACTTGCTGTTGCATAGTTATGTTGCCATCGGCATCAGTAACTTGCTCCATCTTTGGTACCATAACGGTAGACCGTTTAGGCAAAAGAAAATTCATTTCATCGTTAAGAGTAGTCGCTTGTGCGCTAGAACGAATGCGCTCTGCTCCAGCAGCGCCGCTAAAAATTTTACCCAATGTGCGAGTAGGAAGAACTAAAGCACCTGTAGCAGTAGCGGCCTGAGCAAACTCTTTGCTATACATGGAACGACCAAGAACATTAAGTACATCTTGTTCAGTATCAGCTTTTGCTAAAGCAGTAGCCAATGGAGTTGTAAATTTAGAATTAGCGTATTTAACTTGAATATCTACAGGGTTTTTAAGTCCAGCAATGTCCTTGACTGCACCACGAAATTGCCAGTTAAAAGTATTGTTATAAGCATCAAGGAGTTGGTCGCTTGTTTGTACAGAAGGAGCCACTGTCTTGAGAAAGTTCTCAACTTCTGGAGCGCGGGAAGCAATAGGAAGCGTAGCCTTGACAATAGGTATTCCGCTTTCATCACGCATGACAGTACCGTCTGCGTTTTTAGCCTCAGCTAAATAATCGCCATTTTTAACCTTGCCATAAATCTTGCCAACTTTGCCAACTGGGTCTGCGCTAAAATCAAATGTAGCATCGGCAATGCCAGAAACAATCTGTCCAAAGCCTTTATCTGTATTAGTCAGTGCGCCAAATCCAGGAACATTAGAAAGACCATGTGCTAAATCACGGCCAAAAGAAACATTGTAGTTTGGATCATTGGACTTATCTAAAGATGACTTAAAGTTTGGCACCACACGACCAAGAATATTACGTTCTAAAGAACCAGCAACGCTAGCGCCAAGTGCTGNTCCTTCTGGTCCAAGAACAGAGCCGATAGNCCCACCAGCAATAACACCTAATGTGCCAAATATTCCAGCGGCAGGTCCTTGGTCAGCCCAAAGGCTATGAATAAATTTGTAATCCTTTTGCACTTCTTGCAATGGTTTAGAAGCCCAACGTGCAAGTGTGCCGATAACAGGAGTGTTGGAAACAAAACCAGTAACGGCTCCAGCAACATCCTTTGTATCTTTAAGAATATTATTCCACCATCCGCCTGAATTATAGGTTTGTTGGTGTTGCTGTAAAGCATTAGCAGTCTGAGAAACAGAATCTACTGATGCAACAGTATTGGCAGCGCTTGGGTCATTAGATTGAATAGCGGCTGCTTTAATAGCAGAAGATGCACGAGGATACGACTTAGCAATTTGATTGCCTAGGTCAATTCCAGTTTCATTGGGATTTGTCGCCATAGGTTACTTTCCCAATAGTTGCGCTAAGCGTTGCAATTCAGGAGAAGCGTCTGGGTGTGATGCTAGTGCTTGTACGGCTTGCTTGGCAGAAGAACCTCCTGCTTGCATAGGCATATTGCCAAGGATTGATGGTCCAGGTCCAGGTCCTAGTGGTGAACCAGCAGTAACTGGTTCATTAGGGCGCATGGTTGGAGCAGTCAATGGAGTAATAGGTTGACCTGCTTGTGCTTGTTGTTGCCCACCTTGCTGTGCTTGCTGTGCAGGCAAAGCCGATGGTGTTGCAGACTTTGACATAGGAGCAGATGCTTGTAAATCCATTAGCTCTTGTCCATCGCCATAATTAGGCATACCAGAGATATACCGNTGTGCTTGCTTTGATGCTGGTCCGCCATCGGTTCTGCGACTCATCGCTCCAGGGCCTGATGTCATTGCCGGCTTATTTGCCTGTGGCATCTTATTCTCCCTCGTTTAGTGTTTCAATGGTACGGGCGGCATACTCGTGGAACGATTTTTGATCATCCACGAAACTTGCATGTGTATCTATCATGTGCGTTAGCACAGAGAAAAAATTTGAAAAGACGGTGAATATGTCCGACACCGTATCGGCAAACAGGGCAAGCAAATCCCAGCCACTAATGTGTACTGGCTTACGCCCACCCTGTTCATCGTAATTCATTTGATTACTTCATTGGCTTTCCGGCAGTGTTGCCTGTGCCTTTTGTTCCTGAAGGTTGTACGCTGAACTTGATTGTTGAAGCGCCAGCCTTAGATGCGCCAGCCTTTGATTGAATCTTTGCGCCTTGTACAGGTGCTACGCCATGTCCGCCTTGATTTGCAGGCTTAGGAACTGACGCTCCGAGTTTTGATTTTGTTGCCATTGTTTATCTCCTATAGGTTTATTTTCTCACCAGAAACGTTAGGCTGGTGAGCGTCTGGATACAGACGCAGCAAGCTGCGGTGAACCAGAAGAAGAAAGTCCTGCAAGCAGGTTCTGTAGTGCAGAGCCTCCACCTTGCGGTGCTGACATTGGAGCGCCACCTTGCGGTGGAGTAGGCTCCCCAGTAGGAGCCTGACCTGGGGCTTGTGCCTCACCAGCGGCTGCAACTTCTGGGGAAACTTGAGGTGCAAAGGCTTGGGCAATAACATCTTCAATGTTATCTCCAGCCATGCGGCCTTTAATCGCTGCTGCGATTGCTGTAATAGCCTTTGAAGGGTCTTGCCCTTGCATTGCCATTGAAGGGATAGCCTGAGCATAAGCCGCTACCGATTGCATAAGAGCATCGCGTAGTTCTTCTACTTCTACTCGTTCTTCTTCCATAGTGACGTTCATTTCCCATGGCATCTGACGGCGTAAGAAATCTCTAGAGATAAGTTTATCACCTCTGGCTTGCAAACCAAATACTAATGCGCGGTTTGGATCAAGTCCTGCCATCATGCCGTAAGAGACATCGCACCAGTAATCGCCTTGAATATCCTTTTTAGGGATGTAGGTAATTTCATAAGGCGCGCCAGCGTTAACACCACGTACTTCTTTTTCAACATCGCCAAATAACTTCTCATCCATCATAAAACAGATGCGGATAAGGTGACGGAATGCTTCTGCAAAGACTGCTTGTGCTGTCTTGACCTGAGTGTCAAATCCACCCATAAGGGCTTCTACGCCACGGCCAGTAACGATAGAACCTGATTGCTGTCCTAGACGGCCTTGTGGGTAGCGTGAGCCTACTCGTAGTTCTTGGTCAAGGGCTGCTGTCTCTTGGAAAATTCCATTAGGAATATCTAAACCAACACGGCGAATCTTTTCTGGGTTAGCAGAACGGATGGTTGCATCTGGGCCAATTTCAAGAACGTTAACATCAGAAGGAAGGGCAAATGGAGCCTGTACTGATTTCTGTGCGGCTTCCAACTGAAGTGTAGCAAATCGCGCGCGGGCTACTTGCACCCACATAATGTCATCAAACTGTCCACGTTGGTTCTCATCTGAGTCAACGCCAGGGCGGGTAGCAATAACTACAGGCAATTCGCCAAGTGTATTGACTGCTCGCTGAAGGACAAGGTTTTTGCGCTCAGGTACAAAAAGGACTAACTCGTCCTTATCCTGATAACGGTATACCTCAAGTAATCGCTCAGAATTGCGGTCCTCATATTGTCCACGAATCATTGACTCCATTTCAGGAAAGTCATTGCACAATTCGCGCACTGTCTTTTGATAGCGCTTGGTATAGGAAAGCAACTTGCCAAAGCGGTCATGCTCTGGGTATGAGCCAATGGGATTATCAATGCGAATCATTGGGCGATTATTTTCATAATCAGGCTCAACGATAAAAGCAAGCATTCCAAAGGTAAGATAACGGTCTGCGCCGGTATACATCAAAGTTTGTAGATTACATGAATCACGATAGCCAGAAGCAATCATGGTGCGCTTATCAGCGCGTTTTCTGGCACGGTCAGAGATAGCATCTGTAGTGTCACAGTTAAATGCTGGAAGCGGAGCAATAACTTCTGCTACATCTCGAGCCGCAATGTCAATAAAGTTTGACACCATTGGTTTAGGAAATTCATCGGGGAACATTCCTGGAAATACCTGTTGAATGTCTCCTTGGCGGATAGACATAAGATCAGACCAGCGCGAATCGCGTGTGTGGTTTCTATCGCGTAACTTCTTGACTTTAGTTGCCAAAACATCAATATCTTGGGCCATACCAGATACCTCCATTCGCTGCTAGTTTTTCATTCATCTTTGCGTATTCTTCAAGGTTTACTACTCTGCGGCTGGCAATTTGATTGCGCGTGGCAAACGGATTTTTAACAAACGTTCCGCCATAAGCACCAGCTTGGTTGATATAGTCACGCATCTGCGTCTCTGCAAACCAGAGAGCCATAGGGCCATCTTGCTTGTTCTTTGTACCTGCTGACCAAGTAATCAACTGCTCGATAAGAGCCTTGATATGTTCGTTGTCGGCTCGTGGCAAATCCAATATGTTGGAGCCTTTAATATGCTTGCCTTGGTTGTCAAGCGAGCCGAACAATCCCGCCATAGATGCCACACCGAATTCAGCATCCATCTTGTTTGCGCCCGTGTAGTGTTGAACGAGCCTGATACCTCTAGAGGCGAGGTGGCGGTTAATTTCTTCATCTTGGGTGAGAAAGAGCTGAAAAGCATTCTTCTCAATAACCCATACCTTTGGGTTGTACTTTTCTGTCCAGCCCTTGATTAAGTCTCTAATCATTTGCGGTGTCGGTGCTGGCATCTTTGATGCTTCAAGCAAATATCGCTTGCCTGTGGTTCTATCTCCTGCATAAGCGATAGAGAATGTATCTCCTGACATGGCAGGATCCATAGAGCAAACAACGTACTGGTCATTGAGCGTGGCTGGCTGTCCTGGTCCACCAGGAATGAGTGGGCCAATAGGGCGCATACCGCTAATAGAACCGCGTACTGCTTCTGGAGAAAAGATTGCTGATGATTCAACATCTTGCTGCTGGTAGACCATTGCCCAAGTCTTTGGGTCAATAAGTCCACGGCGTCTGCGAAGGTGAGGGCCAGACCAGCGTGGGTATAAACCTTCTGCATCTGGGAGCGTGTCATCTGCATCCCAAGGGCGGTCTGACCTAGGCCAAAGCGTTACCCACTTGTTTGGGTCATCGTGAAATTCCAGAACGGCTGGCATGGCCAAGTAAGTCCAAGGCGAGGTACCGTCTGGGTACCTGTCTGGGTTACGCATCTCTCGGTATAGATCCATTGGGTCTACTCGAGTACCTACGCACAGAATCTTTCCCGTTGGTCCAACACGAGTCAAGACTTCCTGCTGAATCCAGCGAATCTGCTTTTCGTATTCTCCAGCGTTAGCCAAAGTCACACAGTCATCGAGAATGATTAAATCTGCACGGGCGCCATAAATTTGGCCGCCAATACCTAGAGCTTGAACGGTAGGGTCTTTTTCACCTGAGTCGCGTTCTAGGTAGATAGCGTCTGATGTCCACTTATCTGCCGTTGCTTTGAAGCCTTCAACTGGTGCGTATCGTCTTTGCAGTTCTGCCCACTGAGGCTGTGTTAGCCTTTGCTTGATGGCATAAAGAAATTCCTTTGCCATACCTTGAGTCTTAGAAACGAGCTTGATACGAACGTTAGGATTAGTGACGATTCTGTATGTCACATAGTCTATGCTGACTGTCATGCTTTTAGCGTGTTCCGGCGGCATATTGACCAGAACGTAATTCTTAAAGCCTTTTTCATACGTCATATTGCCATGAAGCCAAGCAGGTTCACCTTCTTCTAAAAGAGAGGTGATATTGCGTTGATGATCAAAAGTGCGGGAATTGAGATATTTAGTTCTAAATTCTTCAAAGCTAATTTCGGCATCTTCTTGAGATACTACGCCTTTACGCTTTTGCAAGACTCGCAGTAGGTCAATGGCTTCTTTGAATTGAGGGTCTGAAGAGCGATAATATTCATAAGACTTGACAGACTTGCCCACTGCGCGGCAAGCGTCTTCCACAGTCACGCCTTCTTCAATCAGCGCGAGAAGGCGTTTTTTAGCATCGCTGGCCGACAAGGTAGCACCTGAGGCTAGCTTGTATGCGTTGCGGTCTTTTACCTCGCTGAGTTTTTTTGCCACTGGGTATAAATCCTTTAAGTAGTGCGCCCTATGGGGCGCCTTTGGGTTATCCTTGGGGGCGCCTTTAGCGCCAATTATTTATTCCCTATGGGGAAGCCTGCAAGGCTTACGGCTTCCTACCAGATCGTCAGCCCCAAAAGGCTGACGTATAACCACAGTTCGTCTCACCGGCTACGTTCGCTTGAGGCTCACTCTGCCGTGAGCCGAACGGACAGACCCGTTTTATTTTATCCCCTATATATACTAAGGTGGTGGATTTAGGCTTTATCCCGCCTTTAGGTGTGTGATTTACACCACATTGTCTATAGTCAGTATTTTATACTGGTTTTAGCCTAAAAATAATTTAGACTTTTGGTTTAACCATCTCACTATTTGAGATAAATGTGGATCGTGGGGCAGCCTATATTTATAAAAAATTGTTTGGTGGATAGTATATATATATGTGCTTGGTAGTTAAAACCCCCCAGGTTGAGCCTGACGTNTAGTCCGGCGGTTCAATGACGAGTCACAGTAAGGGCAGAGGCGTACGCGCTTTGCGTGGCGGGAATTGGTGTGGGCGGGAGGGCATTGCCCTCGTTTATAGGGCGTTAACGAGGAGAGTGGGGAGGTTATGGAAGGTAAGGGGGGCTACTA